CGGGGCGGTGCCGGCGGTGGCGGTGACGCGGCCCGTTTTGTCGGGCGGCAAGGTCGCTGACCCGGCGCGGTCGGCCTTTGTCGATGGCTATTTGCGGCGCGGGTCGGAGGTGGAGTTGAAAAGCTTCACGGGCGTAACGCCTGCCGATGGCGGCTTTGCCGTGCCGCGCGAAATTGACGAAGTTATTGACAGCGTCTTGAAATCGATCTCGCCCATTCGCGCGATTTCGAGCGTGGTGCGCGTGGGGTCGGCTGGCTATCGCAAGCTGGTGACGCAAAATGGCGTGACATCGGGCTGGGCCGCAGAAACGGCGGCGCGTCCGGAAACGGCGACGCCGACATTCAACGAAATCGTCCCCAGCTTTGGCGACCTGTACGCCAATCCGGCGGCGACGCAGGCCATGTTGGATGATGCCGCATTTGATGTGGAGGCCTGGCTAGCGGATGAAATTGCTACCGAATTTGGCAAGGCCGAAGGCGCGGCATTCATCAATGGCAATGGCACCAACCGCCCGCGCGGATTTCTGACCGGGCCGGTTGCGACGACAAGCGATGCGACGCGGCCCTTTGGCACGTTGCAATATGTGCCGACGGGCGTGGCGGGCGGCTTTGCCGCGACCAATCCGCAAGACAAGTTGGTGGAGCTGGTACACGCTGTGCGCGCGCCTTATCGTCAGGGAGCAAGCTGGGTCATGAATGCATCCACCCTGTCGATTATTCGCCGGTTCAAAACGGCGGATGGTGCGTTTCTGTGGCAACCTGCGCTCGCCGCAGGACAGCCGGATACGTTGATGGGCTATCCGGTCGTTGAAGCTGAAGACATGCCCGACATATCGGCAAACAGCCTGTCGATTGCCTTTGGCAATTTCAAGGCGGGCTATTTGATTGCCGAACGGAGCGAGACCAATATCTTGCGGGATCCCTATTCGAACAAGCCTTATGTCCATTTCTACGCCACGAAGCGCATTGGTGGCGCGCTAATCAATTCGGCGGCGATCAAATTGATGCGCTTTTCATTGACGTAAACATTTTGGCCTCTGCCCGCTGCGTTGATGGGCAGAGGCCAATTTTGGTTAAAACACATAACATCAAAAGCCGATATGGCTAGAATAGCGCAACCCCGGTAGCGTGTCCCCCATATTTCAAAGGAACATCAGATGTTGAGCCTTGATCCGCTCGGCCTCGACAGCGTCATGCTGGCCGAGGTTCGGGCCTATGTGCGTGTCGATGCGGGCACCGATGACACTGTGATCGCCGCCTGCGCCGTCGCCGCCGTTGAACATGCCGAGCAGTTCACGCGGCAGATACTGATCCGTCGTGGTGCAAAGGATATGGTCACGACAGGGTCGGGCTGGCAAATACTGCAAGCCATGCCCGTGCAGTCAATCGTGGACGTGACGGGCATTCCGGCAGAGGGCGCAAGCTTTCCCATGGCTGCATCGGCGTGGGAGGCAAAGATCAGCTCACGCGGAGAAGCCTATTTCAGGGTGCTACAGCCCGGCATTGCGGGACGTGCGGAGGTATCGCTTATCGCTGGCCTATCAGCCAATTGGGTCAGTCTACCGGAGTCACTTCGGCTTGGCTTGCTGCGGTTGACGGCATATTTTTACAACAACCGCGATGCGAGCGATGATGCTGGCCCACCTGCCGCTGCAATGGCGTTGTTGCTCCCATTCCGCCGGATACAATTGCCATGAGCGGGGAATTTGCAGGCACATTGCGCGAACGTGTCGTGATTGAAACGCGCCTGAGCACACGCGACAGCCGCGCAGGCGCAGTAGGCAATTACAGCTATGATGGGCAGGCATGGGCGGCGGTTTCACCGTTAATGCCCGCCGATCTGACGCGCGGCGATGCCTTGTCGGCACTGCCGCGTTGGCGGGTGACGTTGCGCAAACGCGAAGGGCTTGGCCTAAGTACAAGGCTGACATGGCGGGGCAAATATCTGGCGGTGCGCGGGGCCTTAAGTGACCCGCAGACGCCCGGTCAAATGCACCTGACCTGCGAAGAAGTGCGATGAACGCCGACCGTCTGACGGCCAAAGCCGACGTCTTGGGAGCAGCGCGCGTGCAGCGGATCAGCGACCGATTGATGGCAACTGACTTGCCGCAAGACGTGCACGCCGAACGTAGTGACGAAGGCGTAACTTTAGTGGCCAAAAACCTGCGCCGCCGGATGCTGGACGACGCGCAATTAAGGAATTTCGGACGATGAGCGATGCAGTGCAAGCCTTGCAAGCCGCTGCCGTGGCGGCGCTATCGGCACACCCGGTGTTGGCCGCGCAACTGAAGGGCATTTATGACGGCCCGCCGCCCCGTGCCGACTTTCCTTATGTCGCGGTCACCGACGGGTTGGTGACCGATTGGGGGACGAAAACGCAGCAGGGGCGTGAAATCCGGCTGGCGTTTACGGTGTGGGATGATGGCGAGGCCGCGTCGCGGCTCACGGACCTTATGGGCCATGTTGACGATGCCTTAGTGGCGATCCCACGTGATTTGCCTGGCTGGCGGATCGCGAGCTTTGTCTTCCTGCGGTCGATCGTACTGCGCGATCCGGCGGGGCCATGGGCCGGGCTGGTCGAGCACCGCGTCCGATTGCTTGCCGTCTAAATCACATAATTTCTCCGCCGATGCGCGGACATTCTTGAAAGGATAAGGGCATATGCCAGTAGAAAAAGGAAGCGCCTTCCTGTTGAAGGTTGGCAATGGCGCAACGCCGCCAGTGTACGCAACGGTCGCTGGCCTGCGCACCACGCAATTGTCGATCAATGGCGATCCGGTGGTCATCACCCATAAGGGCAGCGGCGCGTGGCGTGAGCTGTTGTCGGGCGCGGGTGTGCGGTCGGTGTCGGTGTCAGGGGCAGGCGTTTTTACAGGGTCGTCTGCTGAGACGCGGATCAAAAACAACGCGCTTTCGGGGCAGTTGGATGATTATGAGTTAAGCTTTGAAGGTGGGGAGCAGCTGCGCGGAAAATTTCTGGTCGCACGGCTCGATTATGCCGGCGATTTCAATGGGGAGCGGTCCTACACGCTGGCGCTGGAAAGCAGCGGACAGGTAACGTCCTTATGAGGCGGCCGGCAAATGCAGCGCGCGGCGAAGCGTCGTTGTTGCTGGAAAGCGGGGCGGTCGTTTTGCGCCCAAGCTTTGCGGCGTTGGTCGCGGCAGAGGAGGAACTGGGGCCTTTGTTCGCGCTTGTCGAGCGGGCGGCGGCGGGCAATTTGAAGCTATCCGAAATGGTCGCTCTATTCTGGCACTGCCTTTATGACGCCGACGCCGAAATGACGCGCGATAGGTTCAGCGAAAGCGTTGCCAAGGTCGGGCTTTCGGCGATGACGCCCGCGCTGAAAATTCTACTTGGCCAGATATTGAGCGGGCAATGACCTTTGCCGATGTCGCGGCCCGATTGGCAGCGCGCACGGCCCTGACATTGGGGTGGCGGCCCGATGACTTTTGGAACGCCACACCCGGCGAATTGCTGGGCATATTGCAAGCGATGGCGGGCGATGGCGAAGCGCCGCCAAGCCCAGACATTATGCACCGACTGATGACGCGGTTTCCAGATAGCCCAAGCGGAGAGACATGATGGATGAAGAAATTGATCGGCTGGTCGTGTCGGTGCGCGCGGACACCCGCGCCTTTGCAAGCGACGTTGCCGCGATGCGCGCGGAACTCGACGGGCCATTTACCGACGGGTTGGAACGCGCCGGTGCCGCGCTTGAACGCGGGCTGACGAGCGCAATTCAACGCGGCAAATTCAGCTTTGAAGATTTACGCCGTGTGGCGTTGTCAGTGTTATCGGAAATTGCGGCTGCGGCCATTCGTTCGGGTTTGAATGGGGGCAGTGGCGACGGCGCTGGCAACCTGCTTGGCACATTGGGGACATTGCTTGGCGCAGCATTGGGTGCGCCGGGGCGCGCGACGGGCGGCCCCGTGTCGCCGGGCCGGGCCTATCGTGTCGGCGAACGCGGGCCTGAGCTGTTTGTCCCCACGAGCAGCGGGCGTATTGAGGCGTCTGCCGCGTCCGGCACGACGACAGTTGTGCGGATGACGATCAACGTGTCGGATGCACGTGGCACTGCGCCTGCTGCGCTGGAACGGTCCTCGCGCCATGTCGCGCGTGCCGTCCGCCAAGCCCTGGCGCGGGATTGAGCCATGGCATATTGGTTATGCGACAAAAGACGGCAGCAAAAATCAACGCCCGTCATGCGCTTCGACCCGCGCTTTTGGACCGTGAATTTTCCACGCCCGATGATGGCGTCGGTGGTGACGACTGGCCCGGAATCCTTGCGCGCAGACGCGGTATTTTATCGCAGTGATGATCTGGCGGGCTTGATCTGGGACAGCGTCGATGCATGGGACCACCCATTGCTCGCTTATGAAACCAACCGCGATTACCGACGGCTGACCATCAGTTTCCGGTGGCGGTCTGAAGGTATCATGCCATTGAATGCTGTCAACGGCCCGACGCTGACCATATCTGGCCGCGACGCCAATGGTGCGGCCAAAAGCTGGTATGTGCGGTTGTGGAATTATGCCGTTGGCACGCCGCAGGACGCAGAGATCGTCCTCGATTTTAGCGATCTTTCTGGCGGGTTTTTATTGCCGCAAGAGCGCGACCCTGTGTTTGCGGGCGACATTGACCGGATGTTCATTTCGCTCGTTCCGCCAAGCTATACGGGCCAGCCGGGCAACCTTGCTGCGCCAGCCTCAGCATGGGTCGAATTGTCCGAAATCCGCTGCGATGGCGCGGGCGTGATGCTCGATACGGGTGATGTGATGATCCCCGAACATGACCTGAAAATGGCGACGGGCTATGATGATGCCTATAACCAGACGCCAGCACGGCTATTGCGGCAAATTCTTGCTTTGGGCTATCGCGGGACGATCAACCATTATGTCGGCATGAGCCATTATTTTCGGTTAGAGAAGCTGGGCAATGCGCATTATGTAAGCTTAACGGGCGGGGCGTTGAATAAGCCCTGCATCGCCTGGCACAGCAGCTTTGCCGCGCAAGCCAAGATGCTTGGGTTCGACCTGATTTTTTCGTTAAGTTATGAATTGTTTGACGCGCATAGCTGGAATGACTGGAAACAACGCGCGGCCAACGGTGACCCGGCGCTGACGGGTTGGGAGCCGCCATCGACATTGTTGTCGCCAGCGCATGCAGGCGCGATGAATTACCTGAAGGCCGT